TCATGCCGAAGCCCGGTTCGGTGCCGTCCTGCCAGACGAACTGCGCGGTTCCGGCAGCCTTCACGGTCTGCTTGAGCTTGCCGCGCGTCTTGGCGTTGGTCAGGTATGCCAGGGTGCCGACGTCGGCGTTCGCCGTGGCGACCGCACTTTCCAGGTCGACGATATCGCCCCAATCCGGGGCCGCGCCGTTGTCGCCGCCCACGACAAGGCCGATGCCGGACGTGTTCAGGATGCCGGTGGGCTGGTAGCCGACACCGGTTCCGGCGATGGCCGCGAGGTCTATGCCCAGAGCGTTGATGGTGGCGAGGTCGTTGCGAACGAAGAACTCGATGTCGGGCGAGGACTGCGCGAGCAGCTTTTTCGTGTAGGCCGTGGTCGCGGTAGCCGCCTTCGGGCTCATGTCGAGCTGATCGAAGGTCGCCTCGGACTCGTCGGCGTCGGTGCCGGGATTCTCACCCACCCACGACAGTTCGGCGCTGCCGGTGTTTTTCGGGAAGGCCAGGTCGCCGGTCAGACCGGACAGGACCATCGCGCCGAGCCGCTTGACCATCATGCGGTTGCGAAGCAATTCGATCATGGACATCTGTTCGGTCGGCACCAGGGCACCGCCGGTCGCCACCGTGCCGGTGTTCAGCGGGGCACGCTGCTGAACCATGTCCGGGGTGAACCGCAGATTCGTCGGCACGAAGATGCCCTCGGTGTCCCTGCCGAGTTTCTTGGCGATGGTGTCGGAAATCTCCCGCTCGTAGCAGGAACCGCCGTTCAGGCTGGAACGGATAGCCGACAGGATGGAATACTGCCGGTTTTCCTTGTCGTTCAGTTCCGGGGCGACGGGGGTGAACTTGCGCGGCTTGCCCATCTTTTCGAGAATGTCCTTGCGGAAATCGGCGACGGAAGTGTCGCCGTTTACGGCTTCGGTCGCCATGTCGCGCATGTCGAACATCTCGCCGATGGCGGTGATTTCGCGGATGCGGGCAGCCTCTTCGCGCTTGGCCTCTTCGCGGGCCGCGTTGACGTCGACCACCGGGGCAGCGGGTTCGCTGCGGACGTCGGTGGCGGGGGTGTGCTGATCTTTCTTCTCGGGCATTTTCTTTGCTCCCTCGATGGTGATTTGGTTGATGTCGTTGTCTGCGGCCCTGCCCACGCCGACGGAAGTGTCGGCGGGTATCGAAACGATGGATATTTCGTAGGGCTCCCAATCCATCGCCCGGTACGTCTCGTCGTCCTCGTCGGTCTTTTCCAGGATCATCCTGTAAATCCGGTAGCCGACACTGACCAACGTGCGGATACCGTCTTTCACGTCCTGGAAGATCTCCTCGGCACGCGCGCTTTTCCCAAAGCGTGCGACGGCCCGCCCCTTGCGGTCCGTCCCGATTTCAACCGATTTGACGACGCCGACTTGGTCACGGCGTTCGTGATCCATGAGAATGGCTCCGCCGTTGCGCAACCGGGCAAGGCGCACGCTACCGGGTGAATGGTCGAGAATTTCGTTCCCGAACCACCGCCCGACAGGCTCTTCCGAGGAAAAGGACAGTTCGACGGTCCGTTCCTCTTCGTTTACCGCCTCGCGCTTGAGGGCGAACTCGCGGTAAAGCGGGCCGGACTCAATCGTCCTTGTCTGAAGACTCTGCTTCGGCACTGTTCTCCTCCTGCTTTTCAGGGTTTGCCGTTGCCAGGGTGACGCCCTTTTTCCGGGCGTAGTCCTGTGCCTCTGCCATTTCGTCGACCATTTCGTAAAAGTCCCGGCCACGCTCAAGGCAAAGCTGTTGCGGCGACGAGGTGAGCCCCAGGTCTTCGCGCTTGGCCTTGGTGTCCTTGGCCGGATCGACCCACTCCCAACGGCGCGGTTGCCAATTAGGAGCGTTGAACTTGCTGAATTTGGTGAAAGGAAGGGATATTTCCCCGGTCAAAAACGCCATGCGCAGCCACCGGGGATATACCTGTTCGTGCAGCCCTTCGATGATCCAGGATTGCAGGCCCATATAGAAATCACGGTCTTCAAGCGTGAAGTGCCGGATACTGGAAAAACTGACGCTTTCTGCGTCGGAGGCCAAGCCGTTATAGGACGGGCCGAGCCCGGCGGCGATGCCGCGCAAAACGCCCTTGTGAAATTCCTTGAATGCGGTGGTCGGGTGCTGCGGATCGAACGCCTCGAACTTGATGCCATTGGGCAGCCGCTCCAACTGGCCGGGGGTAACTTCGGTGATGAGGTTGCCGTCGCTGTCCTCGTCGTCGCCCTGGTAGGTGTCGCCGTTTTCCCCGTCGTAGAAAAATCCCATCTTGCTCGCGCCGGTTCTCGCGGCCACAAGCTCGGCTTCCTCATAGCCGGAGAGCATCCGCATGCGTTGCGCGGACGTCAGCAACCAGGGGATGCCGCGAGTCTGTCCGACGCGCTCCACAAGGTAGAGGTGAATCATCTCCTCGGCGGGTATGCGTTCATGGCGCTGCCCAGTCGAATACTGGTAGTCTCCCGGATGGTTGGTCAAAACGTAGTAGGCAACAGGGCGTTGCCACTCGTCTATTTCCACGCCGAGGCGGATTTCGTTGCCGTTTCTGGCGACCCCGTTGAGTTCGTCGTCGACCATGTCGGCTTCGAGCGGTTGCAGGGCAAAGCCGTACTTGTTCGGGAAATTCTCGATAACGCGGAAGAATATTTCACCGTCTCGGGGAACGGAGGTAATTGCCAAGGTCTGCAACGTGAGCCAGGACAAAAGGCCATTGGTCGAAGCGGTGCCCCTCTTCCCCCAATCCCTGAAAGCGGACTCGATAAGCTCGTTCGCCCGTCTGTCGAGTTCCCCGCCGGGGTCTTTCGCCCGGTTCTGGAATCCGACGCCGTGCGGCCCGATAATATTGGTCGCCATGAGCCGTAGAAACTTCTTGGCGAACGGATCGTTCGCGCACAGATTGCGCGACAACCCGCGAGCCTTGCGCAGCTTCCCGCGAACAGTCATATCGGCGCTTTCAATCGGGGCAAGGAAATCGCTGGTCAGACGGTTCGTTTTCAACACGTCATAGGTCCGGCGTCCTCCCCTCGTTCTCTTGGCCTGGCGGGTCATGTGGCGGACATATCCGGGACGATTGGAAGCCACGCGCCGGGGAGTTTGGTATTTCCGGCGGGCAGGCTCCTTTTTCTTGAACAATCCGAGCATTAGAACCTCACAAGGATTTTGTTGCCGGGTTTCTTCCCTGCCCTGATCTTCTCGGCCCGCTTTTCTTCGCGGACTTCGCTCTTGTACTTGTCACGCAGAACAAGCAGGTCGGGCAAAGGCGTCCGGGAAAGACTCCGCCCCTTGATCGTGTATGATTCCTGGTCCCTGCTGGCCCGCTTCTCGATCACGGCCTCGATGGCTTCAAGCACGCGCTCGGCATGGGTCCTGCCGTCGAATGTCGCGGCGGACGAAAAGTCGGGGAGAATGTCGACGGTGCCCGTTCCGACCGTGTGTCTATCCTCGGCGCGGGAAACGTAGGCTTGAAACCGGTAGCGCCCCGGATGCCACGCCGAGGTTACCGACGCGGACAGAGAGACGGCATAGTCGTCGCCTTCGGAGGAGGCGGAAAACTCCACCTTGCTCGCCCCGTTGACCAGGGAGAAACGCAACGTCCAGCCGTCGGAGGCCGGGTATTCGGCAACGGACTCTTTCCAGTTGAGGGAGTCGCCCGAGGTAATTTCTTTCGCTATGTTCATCGTTTCCACCCGTTCACAAACCCTTTGTTGGCCGCGCTCATGCTGCGGCGATTGCCCATTTTCTTGACCGTTGAGTCTTCATTTTTCCGCGCCGGTTCGGCCCGCTCCTGCTGCACCTTTTTCAAAATCTTTTTCATGTCCGGGTTGATGAGTGCATAGGCAGCCAAGGCATAAACCCGGCAATCCAACGCCTCGACCCGCCTGTTCGCGCTCTTCTTCACCCAACGCCGTTGCGGGAGTCCTTTGACGAACTTGGTGACCCGCTTTTCGCCCGTTAGCTGCTTGAAAAATTCCTCGTCGTACTCCTCCGGGAAGTGACAGAATCCCGGCCCAGAATCGGCGACCTTCAACCGCGCGTGTATGGTGTCCTTTGCCGTGTCGACTCCCAACATGACCGGCTTTCCGCGCAGGCTCCTTTTCTTTTCCATCGGGTTGGCGATGGGGTTTCCGTATGTGCTCGCGCCCTTCACGGCCCACACGTTGCGGCGGTATCGGCGCTTGCAAAAATTGTATGTCTCGTCGGTGAAGTGCCCGCCCGAGTCCACGCATGTGGCCTTGATCCGCATGGCCCTCCCCGATGTGTGCCGGTAGACGTTGAGCAACTTTTCGTCGAGTTCGTCCCATACGGCTTGCCGTGAAGGGTCGCCGTAGACGATCTCGTAGCCCATCGACCAGCTTTCCCCCTCGTCGCCCCAGGCTACGACCTCCATTTCTAGCCGGTCGTCCTGAACGTCGACGCCTGCGGTCAACAACCCGGCCTCGAACGGCACTTCCGGGCCGTAGTCCTCGCGCCGGTCGAGGAGGTCGTCGGACTTCGCGCTTTCGCCCTGCTCCTCCCACGTCTCCCCGAGGACCGTGTTGACGAACACCTGTAGGGTGTCGGGATCGTTCTTGACGTCCAGGAACTCGGCAGCCAATTTCCCCCAGGCCGCATTTGCAAACACGGAATAGGCTGCCCAAATGTGAAACCCGGCATGTCCCTTGAACGGTCTTGTCGCTTTCCATTCCCCGCCTTCGAGCATTTCCAGCTTGTGTTTCTCCTCGATTACCGACCCGCAGTTCGGACAAATGAAATGCGCCGTCTCGGGGTGGTGTTCGAGAACCTGGCCGTTTTCGTCATAGGTCTTGTCCCATGAGAAATTTGCCCAGGTGAGCCGATGCTTGTGGCCGCAATGAGGACACGGAACGAAGTAGTACCGCTTGTCCGACCGCTCGAACTCGCGTTCGATCCGACTGAATCCCTTGATTGTCGGAGTCGAGCCAACGACGATTTTGCGGTTTGAGTATGTCTCGGTCCGCTTGATGCCTAGTTTGATCTGGTCGCCTTCCGAACCGGCACCGCCCACCGGGTAGCCGTCGATCTCATCGAACAGGGCGACACGCTTGGTCAGTCTTCGGAAACCTGTAGGGCTGTTCGCGCCCACCAATGTCAAAGAGCCGCCGGGGTACTGCTTTTGAAGGATCGTGTTGTCCGAGTCCTTCGCCTTGGGATCACTGACCAGCCCCCGGAGAGCCGGAGTGTCCCGTATCATTGGTGCTATTTCTGTCTTCGAGTAGTCGCGGGCGTCGTTTAGCGTCGGTTGAACACACAGGATCGGCGAAGGATCGTGGTGGATGAAATAGCCGATGGCATGGTCGATTATCTTGGTGTAGCCAACGCGGGCCGACTTCATGTAAGTCGCCTGCTCGACATCCTCGTCTGTGATGGCGTCGAGCATTCCCCGCTGATATGGAATTGTGTGCCACTTCCCAGGCTCCGCCGAGTTTTCAGCCGACAAATAGGCGTATTCCTCTGCCCACTCGTTCAAACTGAGTTCCGGCGGAAGTGCGACCATTGCTAGTGCGCTACTCGTCACCTCCTGTAGGTTTTCGACATAAATTTCCTGCGTCATGTGAACTCAACTCGTCCAAAGCCTCCCGGACGTATGCGGCCACAAGCCGCTTGCACTCTTTGGGGTCGGTCATGTTCGCCACTTTGTTCGCCACCTTGTCGGGCAAAACGGCCATGCGGGACCGAAAAATCGAAAGCACATTTGCCCAGGTCAACTTGACGCCTTCCGCTCTGACCAGTTCCCCGCGTTTCTCCGCTAGTTCCACCTCTTTCAGCTTCCGGTTGACCTCGGCCAGGCGTGTCCGCTCAATGGTGAGGCTGTCGGTTTCGGTTTCGCCGGTCTGGTTAACGGTCGGTGAACGGAGGTGTTCACCCCCTCCGCCGCCTATGAGCGACCGCGCTGCGCCTAGTTCAACCTGCTTTTTCGAGTTGGTCCTTAACCCCTTTGTTTTAATCAACTTTTGAATGTAAGCGGGTGAACATCCCAACTCTTTTGCGCAAGCTCGCTGGCTTAACCATTCCGCCATTGCTTCACCCGAATTGTGTTCACCGTTCACCCCTGAAAAATTTTCCCTGCCTAGCCACGTCCCGAGGTGGCGCGTTACCCTCGCCTCTCGCCCCCTGGAAGTACCTTTTTTAATTGATAATTGTTATCTCCTGCCGGTCCTGACGGCGAAGGCGAACGCCTTGGCGAAGTGGCCCGCGAAGGTTTTGTCGACGACGCGGCGGGCGTCTTCGTAGAAGTCGAAGCGTTGCTCGACGCGGGCTTTCGGCTTAAGGACGTAGGCAAGGCGGATATGCTTGCCCTTCCGTCCATACCGCTGATAGACGGCCTTGCCGCGCCCATGCAGGTCGGCCACGAATGCGTTACGCAGGTTGCGCGGACGCTTGGCCTTGCCGATCCGGCCCGAGGCCGTGCGCTTCGTATTCCTGGTAGGTATGGCGAGATTGCTGCCCTCGGGCGTCTTGGTCCCGCCCTGCGCCTGACGTTCGAGCCATTCGCGGCCAAGACGGTCAT